ACCCCATATTATCAAATCTCTTAGTTTGAGTCGATCCCAATGGATTAGTACCAGCAGACACAGTCCCCAAGGTGTAATGAGCACCTGGTACTGTTGATCCGGGCGCAATAAGTTTAGGTGAATATAAGACAACATCATAAACAATCTTAATTTCACCTATACCTTGAGCAGCCTGAGGCATACCATTAGTGATCAACTGTAATAAGGAATGATCGTAGTCATCAACTGACCCTGACGGCGCAACGCCAGTCCGCACCAACTTATGTGTATTTTCACACTCCAATGGAACGCGAATACTATCACATGGTCGGCAAGGAACAGCAAAATGCAACATCTCAGCTTGAGTCTGGGTCGTAGCAGCTACAGCAGCAGCATCCATATCTGTGCCGATAACCACCCAGCCTAAACCCTGAAAAGAGCCAGTAGCAAAACCACAATCAGCAGAAAACACAACACCCAGACCCAAAAACTCATACTCCTCATAGTTTTGGGCAAACTTAGACAACCAAGGAAACGTTGCAGCCAGGCCTGGATTTATAGAATAAGTGACATTGTTAAACCCAGTAGTTGACAAGAGATTCGTAGTGAGTATATCCCAATACTGAAGCCGAATCGCACCACTAGGCAAATCAATATAATCAGGAATTCCACCCAATCCTATCAAAGAATTACTATTAATAGTGTATTTTACACTATTAGCAGCAGACCCTGACCTGGGTTGGAACAGTGGACTAATATAAGATGCATTACTCATCAAAGAAAAGGCCGCTGAATTCGAGCTAGACTGCAATGAACTTGAGGCGATGACCGAAGGGACTGATGGTACAGCTGATGTTAGACCCATTCGCACTGATCCGGCACCAGTCAACCCTCGCCTACGATTACGCCTACGAACAGCCCTACGAAGCAAATTCCTCGCTCTCGCTTGTGTCCGTAAAGAAAACTGAACGGGCACCGCTGGGCGTGGAATACCACCGGGCAACAACGGAGGCAAACCCTGAGCGCGTCGAGCCTTATTGGCACGCTGACGTCGTCTGGCTTGCGCGGTACGTGGATGAGCACCTCCGTACAAACCAGGTGATTGAGCAGCCAAATCTGGCTTAACTCCAGCACCTTCAGCCTGGACCACACAAGCTGGGGTATAGTCAAATTTCAAACCATTCGATCCAGTGAATCGATAGGTCTTTCCGTCTGGGCTAACCTCAGACTTGAGGCCCAAATGGTCAAACTTTTTCAATTCTTCCATTACTTGTTCACGAAGTTTAACATCCATAATTGAATTTGAACACATGTTGAATAATATGTCAGGGCAAAAGGCCATTTCTGTGGAAGCTTCGAACGCTTTAACCGAAAAGGCCGGCTAATATTTAACCTTCCTTTTCCTGCCATGAACATAATTACTCCACATCAAGAAATCACAATCTTCAAATCGCATGAGTCTCACAATAGCACCTTTGTCAAACTTCCTACAAGCAGCCTCAATTGCTAATTGTTCATCTGGATGATAACCATAAACTTCAAAAAACAGAATACGAGTATCATACGTTGGATTAAATCCGGCACTTCAAAATTCTCAATGTGTTTATGATATTCATCAACAACAAATCGAGGATGAGTCCAACCAACACGCTCTAAAATAACACGAGCCCAAACACCAACAATCGGACAATGAGGCGTCTCAAATAGAGCAGACAAGGCTTTACCATGTTGTAAGCTTTCAAGCACATAATGTCCAGATTCAATGTAATCAAAAATCCAACCAAACTTTAACAAAAATCTACGTGGATCTCTAATCACCTGTCCTGATGCACCAAAGATCAAACCACAAAACGAAGCATGGCCAGCGTCAGTCTCGAGTTTTAACGTAACTTCAAAACCACATCTCTTAAAGTCTTCTTCAGACAATTTAACAGACGTAGCTACGAGAACATCATCACCCTCGATCAACGCTTTATACTTGCCATGCTTGACATGTACTAGGATCCACTCCAACAATAGCCACGATGTCAAACCATTACCCAAAGAGGTACACATATCACCTGAATTTCGTCTACCTAACTTTTTAACTTTAACCCCAGACCTAGTGTTAATCTTATGAATACCAATAAGGCTAGCACAAATATCCGAAATGAAAGAGTCAGATGACAGAATCCAACGATATATTTCACACTCACAAGCATCCATAAACTTAGACACAATATGTGACTCAAAAGACTTCTGATCTAACGAATACACATAATAACCTAGCTGTCCAAGTTCATAGACGCATCGCTTGCGCTTCTCAATAGTGTAATGTTTGACAAAGGGAGTACGATCATCCAAGAACACCAAGTTTTCGATAGCTTTAATCCGTGGCCCCATAAGAACCTTCATAACGTCAGTGGGAGCATGGATCATTCGCGGTGCTTTAAAACTAGGATAAACCTCAGCTTTAACAAACCCAACATAACGATTCAAATTGCCACCCTGGGGAAAACCGATTCCTAATTGGTCAAAGACACCTCTAAGTCTATCTTTTTCAAGCAACGTATAAGATGTACTGGCCAACCAGTCTTCAAACTCCATCGGAACACATCGATCAAAATGGGACTTACAAAACTCCAAAGTGAAATTTCTGAATTGGTCATAAAATGCATCATCAATTACACAAAGTGGCTGCAACGAACGATACAAATAGGCCTGCTCAATGTTTATATTCCAATTCCCATCATAAACGACAGGCGCAACAAATGGTAACATTGCGTCCAAAGAAACCATCATTACTCGCCTATCTTTAAATGAAGGTGGAACAAATAATTCAGCATTTTCAGAAATAACAGTTTTGAAGTCAAATGGAACCTCATCAACACGGGCTCCATCTATTACAAATCGATTAGAAACAGTTTTCCCCACGCCTGAAAATTTTTCAAACGAAACACGGCAAGAGCAACTTGAACAGTAGCATTAGCAACCTGATTGTGGATTCTGGACGGGATGTTCAATACTCGAACCCGACGTAGCCACGATTGAGCTTGATCTTCCACCACGTCCACCGTAGTTTTTTCAGTGCGATTTTCCATAATTGTTGCTAATAAAGCTGGACAATAGATAAAAGGCAATGGGTTGTCCTTCGGAACATTTAGATGGAGCAGACACGCAACAAAAAGTACACATGTCACTGCCAAATAAACAACATACCCTATTGCTCGGCACCAACCATAGTGCACTATCAATACAGTACTGTTATATATGCCTTGCTCATACGTCGGCAAACGAGTAAATCCAATGGCTTGTAATGACATATGCCACCAAGACCTAACTTGATATTCCTTTTCTGCCAACAATGTGCTTCTGTTCTCTTCCTCACTAATAATAAACAAAGAATTAAAGTAAAGAAACGTAATTAGGACGAATGAACAAAAAGCGAATCCAAGAATATAACGGAGACCAACATAAAACCTCTTCCAAAACAAAACTGAATCTATAGCTTGCTGACTAGGCTTTACCCTAGTAACACCCACTGATCCAGGATCGCATTTAACAGAAGTATAAGAAACAATACGTTGATCCTCGTCACTTTGCAAAGGATAATCGAATTTGTCAAAGCTCTCATATCTCGCCCCATAAATCGCAAAATAAGCCTCAGTCAACACCACATCACAAACACGATCACCATCATGACGTGCTCGTCGCAATATTTGAATTGGCTTATCATGCACGATAGGAGGCACTGACAACTCGCTCACCTCTCTCTTTTCTTCTGGCGGCTCTTCCGAAACCATAACCTCATCTTTTTGCTCTTCATCCAGATCATCAATATCAGGATGCCGGCCTACCATATTACGAACATTAATATGGTTAAGCTGGATGCGGCACTTCTCACAACGCATGACACACGGTTGCAATGGATCCCACCTTCCCCGAGCACGTTCCTCACCACAGCATACACAAGGATATTTCCCTTCGTAGCCCACGCGTGGCTGAGGCACAACACTCGAAGACGAAGCAGAAGAAACTGCAGCGACTTGTTTAAAATCAACTACAGCTTGATCATGTGGCGGGTGTGCACCACCATACAAACCAGAATTTGTTTGCTCCGGTGGTGAAGGTGCAACCATTTGAATCCACTGATCCAATCTTTCAATCGGTACAAGAAGAACTCGAGCTGAAAATAATCCAGGGCTTTCATCTGCAATAAGCAACACCTGACCAATAAAGCATTCCTCAGAACTCAAAATTGGCAAATCGCCTGTAGCAGTGGCAAACCCGCGACAAATCCCAGGTCGAACATCATCAAGAGAGATCGTAATTTGAACCAATGGATGGGCACCACCATACAAACCTTTAGAAGCCATATCCAATAACAACCGCTGAAACGAAAAATAGCTCAGTACAGGTAACTCAGGTCTATCACAACGCAAAATTTGACGCTGAGCTGTGATTAGCTGACCGCAAACCAAATCAAGACTTTTCTGTTGTGATGCTTTCTTAGAATTATGTGCACGCAAATTAGCTTCATTCCATGCATCTAAGTCATCAATACGACTGACCACAGGAATCGCAACACCATTCTCAACCCACATCACAGGCTCTGGTTGTTTCACAGTCGGAATAAACCTCTGAGACACTTGTACTCGCAACTTTTCCGCATCTTCTATCAATCCAGCCACATGTACCATTTGGGCACTCTCCCAGAAAGGATTTATCGCCGAACCACGCAACACCGGTAAAAGTGTCTCTTTAACTGGAGTAGCAGAATAATCTTTCAATGTAAAACTCTCTACCCCCTGCCTGGCTCCAAGGGGATGGAAAATCATAACAGTTTGATGCTTCTCCAACCAAAAATGCAACTTTTTCATCCGACATTGCTGAACGTACTTCGACCGAGATAAACGTTCTTCCACGAACTTCAGTGCTAACTTAGGTTCACGGCGAACGTATTTCCTACCTCCTTTCATCATCCTTGCTCGAAAGTCCTTCATGAACTGTGGCCCTTGCTCCAACACCTCTTCAACAACCTCAGGGACTTCCTCTAGGGTAACATTCTCTTCTGGCTGCTCCGAAATATCAGACAAGGAATCGAATAGATTTGAAGAATCCATTCCATTTAGAGCATCAGGACAAGCAAAGACAGCTGTGGGCCAGCCTGGAAACGACTTCGTACGTCGCAAG